AACTAATGGCTTTAAATTTAGATGCTATTAAAGCAAAGCTGAATCAGTTGAACAAGGCTGATGACAAAAAACAAAATTTGTGGAAACCTGAAGCAGGTAAGACACGTATCCGAATTGTACCGTACGTACATCGCAAAGACAATCCGTTTCTGGAATTGTATTTCCATTACGACATCGGCAAAAAATCAATGCTATCACCAATTTCTTTCGGAAATGCCGATCCAATCGTAGAATTTGCAGACAAACTCAAAAAGACAGGTGATAAAGATGAATGGATCATGGGTCGTAAAATTGAACCTAAGATGCGTACTTATGTTCCTGTAATTATTCGTGGTAAAGAATCTGAAGGAGTAAAGTTTTGGGGCTTTGGAAAACAAATCTACACTGAGCTTCTTTCTATTATCTCTGATCCAGATTATGGTGATATTACGGATCTAATGAATGGTCGTGATATCGATGTAGAATTCACACCGGCAGTATCAGCCGCAGAATTTCCTAAGACAACTATTCGTGTTAAGCCAGCAACCCCCCCGGCTACTGAAGATAAAGAAGTTGCACAGAAGATTATGAATCAGCCTGTAATTACCGATATCTTCCCAGAGCCAACATATGATGAATTGGAAGCTGCTTTAACAGAATGGATGAATCCAGAAAATGCAGACAGTGATGTAACTTCAACTGATGAAGATGATGCACCAGCCGCACCTGCAAAGGCACCGAAAGCCGCTGCTGCACCTAAAGTAGATGACGTGGCTTCTGCATTCAATGATCTATTCAATTCCTAAGGAGTAACGCATGGCAAAGAGTAAAAGCAAACTAGAACTGGAAGATGCATTAGCAAACACATTGGCTGATAGTATCAACAAACAATTTAAAGGACAAGCTCTGAAAGCAGCTTTCTTTTTAGATGGTGACGAAGATGCCCCTAGCAATGTTAAAGATTGGATTTCATCAGGTTGCGACTCTCTTGATCTTGCAATTTCGAATCGACCGAACGGAGGTTTCCCAGTAGGACGAATCACTGAAATTACCGGGTTAGAAGCTTCAGGTAAATCTTTGTTAGCATCACACGCATTAGCAGAAACACAGAAGAAAGGCGGGTTAGCAGTATACATTGACACTGAGTCAGCAACCAGCACTGAATTTTTGCAGGCAATTGGTGTAGATTTAAAAACCATGTTGTATGTTCCATTAGAAACAATTGAAGAGATATTCGAAACAATTGAAACTATAGTTGAACAGGTTCGCAAATCAAACAAAGATCGTTTAGTCACAATCGTAGTAGACTCCGTAATGGGAGCATCCACAAAAATTGAAATGGCTGCTGAATATGACAAAGATGGTTACGCAACAAGCAAATCTATCATTCTTTCCAAAGCAATGCGAAAAGTTACAAATTGGATTGCTCGTGAAAATATTTGTCTAATCTTTACCAATCAACTTAGGACAAAATTAGGAGTATCATTTGGTGATGCATGGACTACCTCTGGTGGAAAAGCAATTCCATTTCATGCTTCGGTTAGATTGCGCCTAAAGAACACAGGTATGATTAAGGCAAAGATTAATGGAGTAGAACAAGTTGTTGGTAGCAAAACTGAAGTGCAGGTTGTGAAGAATCGAATGGGTCCTCCGCATCGCAAAGTGAATTATGATATCTACTATGATTCTGGAATTGATAATTACGGAGGATGGTTGGAAATCATGAAGAAGTTTGATCTTGTTAAACAGTCTGGTGCTCATTACACATTGGAAGATGTAGATCACGAAACCGGTGAAGTGTTCGGAGAAGTTAAGTTTCAGTCAAAAAACTTTGTAGAAAAGGTTATTAATAACACACAAATAAAAGATCGATTATACAGAAGAATCTGTGATGCTTACATATTCAGATACCAGGCTGGTGTAGATGGCGGAATTGATGATGTAATAATTGATGAAACAGTTATAGACGAAGAAGGCTAATGAACAAGTATCAACAGCTCTTTAAACAGTTACAACAAGAAAAGGTAAACAGTCCATCGGATGTCAATGATCATGTCATGGTGTTCGATGGATTGAATACTTTTATCAGGGCGTTTGGAGCAACACCCTCAACAAATGAAGACGGCGAACATATCGGTGGTATTACCGGCTTCTTGTTTTCCATCGGTAAAGCAGTTCGAGATTTCAAACCAAGCAGATGCATAATTGTGTTTGATGGTAGAGGAGGTTCCGCGCGCCGTAAAAAGATTCACGGAAACTACAAGGCAAATCGAGCCAACAAAACACGTTTACGGCGACATGATCATCAAAACTATTCTACAATAGAAGATGAACAAGAAGCAATGCGTTATCAGTTTTCTCGGTTAGTTTCATATTTGGATAATCTTCCAGTAACATTTTTAGCAATCGATGGAATCGAAGCAGATGATACGATTGCTTATATCGCACAAACATATGAATCGGTAAGCAAAAAAATAACTATTGTATCTACCGATCGAGATTTTTATCAGTTAATTAGTCCCACAATTCAAATTTGGTCTCCAATTAAAAAGAAAATGTATGATGAACAAGCTCTTATTGACGAATTCGGAGTACATCCCGTTAACTATGTTATATATCGCACGTTTACAGGAGACTTATCTGATAATATTTCCGGCGTTAATGGATTCGGTCCAAAAACTATTTTAAAAACATTTCCGGAATTAGCATCTAACACAGAATTCACACTCGAAGCACTCCATGCTAAATGTGAAAACAACAAGCTGCTAAAAGAAGGTAAATCATTTCAGCGTGTTTTAGACAGTTATGATATCATTGAAACTAACTATCAGTTAATGAACATCAAGCTACTAAACATTCCAGCACAATCAATGTCAACTATTCGAGGCATACTGCAGCAACCGATTCCCGCACTGAATAAATTGGAGTTTCAACGGTTGTTCATGGAAGATAAAATGTGGACTGCCATGAAAAATCTTCCCGATTGGTTAATGAGTACCTGGTTATCATTGAGTGCATTTGCATTGCAAACTCATAAGAAATAACTTGGAATTTGCACATAACAATCATATATTAAATTCATGACAGATAAGTTAAGTGAATATGGCTGGAGCTTTCAAGTAAAAGTTTTAGCTGCAATGTTTACGGATAGAATATTTTTGCAACAAATTGCTGACATCATCCGAGCTGATTATTTTGAATCAGATGCAAATAGTTGGTTGTTAGAAGTAGTATTATCACATTTTCAGCAATACAAGACACCCCCGACAAAAGACGTGTTGAAAGTTAAATTAACTGAATTAAGTGATGATGGTCCTGAAGCAGTATTAAAGGCTGCTATATTGGAACAGCTTAAAGATGTGTTTCGATACATGGAGTCTGATGATTTAACATTTGTAAAAGATGAAATTCTTAACTTCTGCAAAAATCAGGAAATTAAACGAGCCATCATGGATTCGGTTAATCTGCTTAAATTAGGCAATTACGATCAAATCAAAAGCAAAATTGATTCGGCAATGAAAGCTGGAGCAGATACTAATATTGGTTTAGATTATAAAATTAATATATCAGCTCGATATGCCGAAGCCTCCCGACATACAATTACTACGGGATGGGACGTTATCGATGATTTAATGGATGGTGGATTAGCTCCAGGAGAATTAGGAGTAGTTATGGCACCTGCTGGTATCGGTAAATCTTGGCTTCTTATTAATATAGGAGCTAATGCCGTAAAAGCAGGACACACAGTTGTGCATTACACATTAGAACTCAATGAAAATTATGTAGGTCAGCGTTATGATTCTGTATTAACGGGTATTAATGCACAAAGTCTTAAGAATCATCAAGAAACAGTTGAAGAAAAAATGCTGAGCCTGCAGGGTGATTTGATTGTTAAATATTTTCCTACTAAATCGGTAGGCGTAATGGGACTTAAAGCTCACCTGGAAAAGACAATCATGCTCGGTAAACGGCCAGATCTTGTTATTGTGGATTATGGTGACCTTTTGAAAATCAATGCAAAAAAGGACAAGCACGAAGCATTAGAAGAACTTTACGAGGAGTTACGAGGTATGGCAGGTGAGTATGGCATTCCGTTATGGACCGCATCACAAGCAGGTCGAAGTGCGTTAGAAGAAGATGTAATTGAAGCTGACAAAATTGCATCATCATATGGTAAAGTGATGGTTGCTGACTTTTTGATGTCACTTTCACGCAAAGTTGAAGATAAGATGTCTGGTACTGGTAGAGGTCACGTAATTAAAAATAGATTTGGCCCAGATGGTATCACGCTACCTAGTAAAATTAACACAAATAATGGGCAGTTTCAATTCTTTGAACCGCAAACAACTCAGGGCAAGCAAACTACGCAAACCATGAAGTCAGGTGAAAACATAATGAAGAAAAATTTAGCACAAAGATTCAAAGATCTTGGTGGACAATTAGGATAAAAACATATTTATATGAAATAAGGTCCGAATAGTAATATTCGGCCTTTTTTTGTCTAATAAACATTTA